TACATAATAAACATTTAAAAAATTTGATGCAGCAGTTGAATTAGGTAAAGGATAAATAGTTAGTGTAACTTTATCTACAAATCTTTGTACCCAAAACTGTGAGGGTGTTCCATTAGATGCTTTGTTTGCTGTTGCAGCATAAGCATCTCTTGCAACTTTAGTTAAACCTGTGTCTGATTGATTTGTTGTATTATAGTTTTGTCTATAAGATACATTTAAAATATCTGATATACCAAAAACGTTTGTTGTTGGAACTGTTGTTGCTTGTGGTGAAGCAGCGGCCGCTGCTGCGCTATCTACAGAATTTCTATAAAAAGTGTAAATACCAGCACCTTCATCAGTAGCATCAATATTAGTTGTTGATCCTGCAATTAAATTAATATTAGTATTTCCTACTTCCCAAAAATGTATTCCTCTATTACCCCATTCTTGAAAAAGAATGTTTAAAGATCTTCTTGCAGTTTTTATTTGATGACCTG